GTAGGATATGGTTCAACTGTTGCTTCAACCGTTACTCAAGCAAACAACTTGAATACTAACTATGCAGCAGCATATTGGCCTTGGTTATTAGTTAATGAAGAAGACACAGGTGCTAATGTATGGGTTCCTGCATCAACAGTAATCCCTTCAGTTTATGTTTATAATGATAACACATCTGAAGCTTGGTTTGCTCCTGCAGGTTTCACTAGAGGTACTATGCCTAACGTAGTAGCTCCTGAAAAAACATTGCCACGTGGCTTAAGAGATACTTTATACAACGCTAAGATTAACCCAATCGCTACCTTCCCAGGTACAGGTGTTGTAGTTTATGGTCAGAAAACATTACAATCTTTATCAACTGCACTTGATAGAGTAAATGTTAGAAGATTGTTGATTACTCTTAAAAACTTTATTGGTAACGTTTCTCAAAACCTTGTTTTTGAACCTAACTCACTCCAAACTAGAAATAGCTTCTTGAGTGTTGTTAATCCTTACTTAGAAAGCGTTCAACAAAACCAAGGTTTGTATGCGTTTAAGGTAGTAATGGATGACTCAAATAACGGTCCTGATGTAATCGATAGACAGGAGTTAAGAGGTGCTATTTACCTACAACCAGTTAAAACCGCAGAATTTATTGTACTTGACTTCAATCTCCTTCCAACAGGAGCTGAATTCCCAGCATAATAAATTTTTTACAAAAATAAAGAAAGGGGTTGGATTTTATCCAACCTCTTTTTTTTTTAAATATTTATAGATAACCCCAAACAAGGGTTTTAAATTTATAACTAACATTAAAAATAATAATCATGGCGATATTAGATCCAAACGAAATATTTTTTACAGCGTTTGAACCCAAACAGCAGAATAGATTCCTCATGCTTGTTGATGGTGTACCTTCGTACTTTATCAAGGGTGTAGGGGCAATTTCATTAACACAAGGAGAAGTAACTCTTAACCACATTAACGTATACAGAAAAGTAAAAGGTAAGACCACTTGGGGTAACGTACAGTTAACCCTTCATGATCCAATCTCACCTTCTGGAACACAAACCATTATGGAATGGGTAAGATTACACCACGAATCAGTAACAGGTAGAGATGGTTACTCTGACTTCTACAAGAAGGACGTAACATTAAACATCTTAGGTCCTGTTGGTGATATCGTTTCTGAGTGGGTATTAAAAGGATGCTTTATTGTAGATGCTAACTTCGGTGACTACAACTGGGACAACGAAAACGCTGCTCAAAATATCACAATGACCCTTGCTCCAGATTACTGCGTATTAAATTACTAATCGATCTGGCAAAATCCAAAAAGGAGCGCACGAAAGTGCGCTCTTTTTATTTTTCGATATATTTATATCAAACATAAAAGTTATTTATAATGAGTGAAGAAAAAAAATTTAAGTTTCCTACGGAAATTGTAGAGTTGCCTTCGAAAGGTTTACTTTACCCTAAAGACAATCCTCTGTCATCTGGCAAAATCGAAATGAAGTACATGACTGCTAAAGAAGAGGATATTTTAACTAACCAAAATTACATTAGACAAGGCGTTGTTCTTGATAAGTTGATGCAGTCGTTGATTGTATCAAAAATCAATTATGATGACCTTGTAGTGGGCGATAAAAACGCTATAATGGTTGCCTCTCGTATTTTAGGTTATGGTAAAGATTATACCTTTGAATACGAAGGACAAGAAGTTACAGTTGATTTATCTGAAATTGAACCTAAATGGATTAATGAAGAACATTTGGTAGAACCTAACACTAATGAGTTTAGTTATACCTTACCTCATACTGAAACTCAAATTACCTTTAAAATTCTAAACAATAAGGATGAAAAAGCTATTGAAGCTGAAATTAAAGGTGCTAAAAAGATCAACAAATTAGCCTCTCCAGAACTATCTATGAGATTAAAACAAATGATTCTTTCAGTAGGTGGAGATGATAACCGTAAAACAGTTAGAGAGTTTGTAGATAACTATCTTTTAGCTCGTGATTCAAGAGCATTAAGAGAATATATTAAGGAGATTCAACCCGATATGGATTTAACATTTGATTTTTACCCTGAAGATGGGGGTGATACTCAAGAAAGTGTTAAAATTCCTATCGGGGTTACGTTTTTTTGGCCTGACGCCTGAGTATAGGATAAGCATGTTTGCTATGATACATGATATAGTATATCATGGTAATGGCGGTTTCGATTGGGAGACAATATATAACATGCCTATTTGGCTAAGGCGCTTTACATACAATAGAATAGCGCAACATGTCAAGGAACAAAACGAAGCAACCCAAGGTGCTGCCCAACAAACTGCAGGAGGCACAACTCGACAAATTGACTTCACTAAACCACCCCCTGACATAAAACCCGGGCAGCGCGTATAAAGGGAGGCACCGCAAAGGCGGTGCCTCTTAATATTTATATAAAAAACAACACTGCATGGCTTCTGAAGAACAGATTAATAATCAGTCAAGATTTAACGACCTACAAAGAAACAGTAATGAGTTATTAGCAGACTACCAAGCTGGTATAAGGGAATCTTCTGAATTTGTGTCTGTTCTTACTACACGCTCTTCTCAATTAGTAGATACATTAAAAGATGTTGTTAAAGAAAAAGGAAAAGCATCCCAAGCTGATAAAGATTTAATTAGTAGCGTTACTAAAATTAATAATTTAACTAAAGATTTTGCAACCCCTTATACAGATGCTGGTAAAGCTATAAGAGATACAAATAAAGCTACAGAATTACATGCTCGTTTATTAAAAGACGTAAGAGTAATAGGCAATAAATTAGGAGCAGATAGATTAGTTCAAGCTAATGAATACTTAAAATTAGAAGAACAAGTATATAAAAACGAACAACAATTAGCTGCCCAAAGAAGTTCTGCAACTTCCGCACAACTCAAAGCCAGTGAAGAAATAATTGAAAAAGACCGAAATCATATAGAAGTTTTAAGACAAAAAGATAACTTTAACCAAAAATTCATAGGCACTGGCCAGGACTTAATAAACTTCCAGGAAGGTCTAAATGTTAAAGTACAAGCAGAGGCGGCGGCAAAAGATGATTTAGCGAATAAACAAAATGCATATAATGCAGCATTAGGTCAACAAGATATAGCTCAACAAGCTTTAACAGAGGCTGAAAAGGTTTTGAATGCTGCTAAAGCCAGTGGAAACGACAATGCTATCAAGGCTGCTGAGGATGAACTTTCAGCAAAACAACAAATATATAATCAAAATAAAAGGGCTACAGAACAAGCCAAACAAATGGTTAATGTATCTCGTGATAGTTTATCCCAAGCTGAAGATGCATATAATGAAATTGAAAAAGGATATAAAATTCGTCAAGAAGCAGTAAAAGCTGCTGAAGAAGAAAGAAATATAGCAAGAGAAGGAGCGGATGTTGGAGCTAAAGCATTAGCTGATAGTCAATATCGTTTAGATTTACAACGTGATCATTTAGATGAATCTAAAAATTTACTAGATGCTGAACAACAACTTTATCTTGAAGGTAAAAAAGCTGTAGACAATTCTAGAGCAGGATTAGATTATCTTAAAGAAGAGAAAAAAAGAGTACGTGAAATAGTACATGCCCAAACTATGTGGAATTTATCTTTAGGTGCTGCTGAAGGTATTCTTAAGAAAATGGGTTTAGATAATCAAATTATTACTGTAGGTTTAGACGAAGGTAAAAAAGCCGCCGAAGAATATGCTGCTGAGTTAGTAAAAGGAAGACAAGAAGCTAGAGGAGCAGCAGCATTAGCTAAACAAGAAGAATTTGCAGCATTAGAAGCACTAAAAGCAGCAGAACAAAGTTTGGCTGATGCAAAAGCAAATGGAAGCGCTGCTTCAATTCAAGCTGCACAAGATGAATATAATGAAAGATTAAAAACTGCTAACGTTGCTACCCAAAACGCCTCAGAAGCTGAAGTTGCTTCTAATAAAGCTAATTCATTAACTACTAAAGTAGTAGACTCATTCAAAATATTAGGTAAGGGTATTGGTGGTACTTTTAAAGGCATGGCCTCTGAACTTAAAGCATTAGGTTTAGCTGGAATTTTAATAGGAACATTTAAAACAGCATTTAAACTTATTGGAGGTAATGTAGTTACAGGATTCCTTGGGGATCTTAAGAACAAATTTATGTCTGGGTTTAATTACCTAAAAGAACAATTTTTCTCTCTTGATTCATATATAGCAGATGCTAAAGCCGGTGACCAATTAAATCAACAACTTTCCCAAGCTGCAGCAGATTTAGCTACCAACTTAGGGGTATCTACTAAAAATGCTAAAGAATTAACCCAACAAGCTGGAAAATTTGCAGGATCATTAGGTATGATGCCTGAAGAACTAGCAGCAGCTACTGGAGAATTAAATAAAGCATTTGGATCTACCCAAAAATTCTCTGATGATACTGTAAAAACATTTGGTCAATTAACCCATCTATATGGTTTAACAAATGAAGAAGCCTCTGAATTTGTCAAATTGTCACAATTATCAGGTCAGGAGGCATCAGACACTACACTAACGTATAAAACACAAATACAAGCACTTAAAGAACGTAATAATGTTGCTATTTCTGAAAAAGAAATAATGGCTGAAATTGCTAAATCGAGTGCTGCTATGCAATTAACAGCAAGAGGCCAAGGCAAATCATTAGCAGAAGCTGCTTTTCATGCTAAAAAAATGGGTCTTTCTCTTAAACAAGCTGAAGGTATTGGTAATAGTTTACTTGATTTTGAAAGTTCTATTGCTAATGAAATGGAAGCTGAATTGCTAATTGGTAGGGATCTTAATTTAGAAAGAGCAAGATCAGCTGCGTTACAAGGTGATTTAGCTACAGTTGCTAAAGAAGTAGCAGGACAAATAGGATCAGCTGCTGAATTCGGTAAAATGAATGTTATCCAACAAGAAGCATTAGCTAAATCTGTTGGTGTAAGCAGGGATGAGTTAGCAGAAATGTTAAAAACTCAAGAACTTTTAGCGGGTACTGGATTTGATGATATGAATGATGCTCAAGCAAAATTCAAACAATTATTAAAAGAAACTGGTTCTGAAGAAAAAGCATTAGCTAAAATGAAAGAAATGGGCGCCTCAGATGCTCTTCAAGACCAAATGAGGCAAGT